ATAGGTAAAAATCCTATGAAGGATTGGAAGGCAGCAGTAAGAACATGGAAGAGAAATAGCAATCAGTTTACACCTACTACACAACAAACAACTAAAATCAGCCTTAAATAATGGAATTAGTAACACTACCACAGAGCAGAGAGCTTGAAAAAAGCATACTTGGTGCAATATTGATGGATAAAAGAACATTGCCATTGGCAGTCGGACACTTAAAAACAGAAGTATTTTATGATTTAGGTCACCAAAAAATCTTTGACATAGTAAAAAAGATGTACGATGATGGCGTTTATGTAGACATAACTACACTAAACCAAAAACTTAAAGATGATGAGTCTTACAAAGAATTAGGAGGTGCTTTTTATCTATCTAAGTTGACTGATAATGTAACTGGTTTACATAATGTTAACAGCCATATTGAAATGCTGATTGAGGTTTACAAGAAAAGAGAAGCATTTATGCTTTTTAAACAAAGCGAATATGAGTGCTTAGATAACGATAGTCAAGCTATAGATTTACTTTCTGCAGTAAATACTAAGCTAATTAGCCTTCAAGAGTATGGAAATATCCATGAAAAGACAATAACAGATGTTATTTTAACATTAAACTACTCAAGAGATAAGGCACAAAGCGGAGAGTTATTAGGTTATAATACTGGATTTAACGAGCTTAATAACACATTAGCTGGATGGTGCCGACCAGACTTTGTAGTGATTGCTGCAAGACCAGGAATGGGTAAGACAGCTTTCATGCTTTCAAGTATCTACCACCTATGTATTACAAATAAGGTTCCTACGGCCATTTTTAGCCTCGAAATGAGCTCTGAACAGTTAGTTGAAAGGTTAGAGTCAATTACGAGTGAGATACCCTTAAAACGCCTTAGAATGAATAGTTTGAATGACGCAGAAAGAAAGATACTACTAAAAACTGATGATAAAATATTACTTTCCCCTCTACATATTGAAGATATGGGCGGTATAAGTATTTCTCAACTTAGAGCAAAGGCAACCATTATGAAGCAAAAGTATGGCATTAAAGTAATCTTTATCGACTACCTACAGCTTATGAGTGGACAAGGCAAAAACAACCAAAATCGAGAGCAGGAGGTAAGTTTAATAAGCAGAAGCCTTAAATCCTTAGCAAAAGAGTTACAAGTACCGATTATCGCCCTATCTCAATTATCTCGTAGAGTAGAGGAACGAGCAGATAAGATGCCACAACTATCTGACCTTAGAGAATCTGGTTCTATTGAGCAAGATGCTGATGCAGTTATTATGCTAATGAGGCCTAATTACTATGAGATGACTAATCCAATAGAGATTGGTGGCACAGAATATTCTACTAATGATTTAGTTATCTGCAAGGTTGAGAAGAATAGACATGGCACAACAAAAAACTTGCCGCTAAGATTTTTACCAGAGACAATGACTTTTATAGATTATTCTAATGGGCAAGCATAATGGCTATAGGAACAGACGTAAGTTCGAGATAGAAGAGGCTCGTAATGCTGATGGCACCTATCAAGCTATTAAGTTGTTTGCTAAGAACACTAAGATTTTAGTAATACAGATGCCTACAGCTTTGTTAGATGGATTTATGTGGTTAGAATATGAGAGAGATAATCAACCATCTGGAATAGCTGATAAAAATGTAGAGTTCTTTGCTATTAACTTTGATTTAAGGGATAGGATATACTTTATGAGGTCAGAAATGCTAAGAAAAAAGGCTCGTAGGTACTTTAGAGTCAACTTAACTAAGGTCGAAGATAACGTCAAATATGTCCAAGTTCCAATCGATGAGATGATTCGTTATGTATAATATATGTAAATATATTGTAACTTTGATTTATGGCAACATACAAAACAGCTTCCGAGCTGACCAAAATGATGATTGACTATTTAGGACATAGAGGGATGGAAGTATGGAGAAATAATAACCTTGCTGTAAAAGGTAGGGCTTTTATTGGTAGGAAAGGAGTTCCAGATATTATTGGTTATGATAGGAAACATGGTCAGTTTGTAGGATGTGAGATTAAGAAGTTAGGCGATAGGATTAGTCCAGAGCAGTTGACTTTTTTAACTCAGTTAGGATTAGCAGGAGGAGCAAGTATGTTATGTACCCAGACATCAGATGAAACAATAAAATTAGAAATATTTAAAGATGGCGAAAGTAAAATCTGGAAGTGGAACGAGTCAAAAAAAGAGTTTTGGCAAGAGGAAAATAGGTAGGGCAAAAAAATCTTACAATAAACATAGTCCGAAGCCCAAAAAATATAAGGGTCAAGGCAGATAAAAATTAAATTATGGAAAACTTAGAATTAGAAAACAAAGAAGAAAAAGTAGTAAAAGCTACTAAGAAAGCTAAAGAGTTTGTATCTAACGAGACAATACAGCTTATTCAAGACATCTTGGATGATGGTACTGTAGACTTAAAGTGGAGAGAAGCCTTAAAAGCACAAGTAAAAAAATATAAAAAAGATGGAGAATAACTACGAGTACGATTCTGTTGTTGAGAATGTTATTAATCGTTTAAAAGATAGGGCAAGGATTGGTTATGAAAAATACGGAACTGACCTTGACAGAAACGACCTAATAACAGAACAATGGATTGAACACGCAATAGAAGAGGCATTAGACTTTAGTCTATACCTTACTAAGTTAAAAGAGCAAATGAAGAAAAGTTTATAACAATAAAAACCAAAACAATGTCTAAATCAAAAGAACTCTACTTAGGTAGATGCTTTACACTAACAACCGCATTCGGTAGTTTAAGAAAAATCTCATTAGGCCCACAAGACCTACAAAAATTAAATGACTTTGCAGCCGACAACAAAGGATGGGCTAACATCTTAGTTAAGATGAAGAAATCCTTTAACGCTGGTGAATCAGATTTCTATGTGGAAATTGACCCATGGAAGCCAGATGGTGAAGTAAAAAACAAAGATTTACCTTTCTAAATTATTATTATGAAAAATATACTTGAAGCAATGATTGGATTATTAGCACTTATGTTAATGATTTATGTACCATTTGCATTCTTAATTGCAGAATGGAATCCAATGTCTTGGCATTTAACCTTTAGAGGTTTATATGTACTTTGTATTCTTGGATTAGTTACATTTGCAGTTAAAGAGTACCAAAAAAAGTAAAGTGTTGTGTTTTGTAGATAAATAGGTAGCCCTCGATATTCTTATCGGGGGTTTTTTATGTATCAATGTGACTTATATCAAATTAATATGTACAAAAAAGTGCGTTTTATGACATTTTATCGTATGAATAAGTGTAAAAAAAGCCCCAGATTTTAACCTGGAGCTTCCACCAAAACCAACCAAACACCTATGAGAGAGCATCTTTAATTCTGTTTATTAGAACTATCATAAAATTTAGTTAAAACAGTACCGTAAAGCATTGCTTGATACCTTAATACAAAACTATCTATTGATTCTTTTACATAGAAGTAATCTTCATTAGCCATATATACAAAGCATCTGTCATTGCCTTCTTCATCGGCAGTAACACTTGCTACTTGGTATATGTTGATATAAGCATCTGATTCCTCGGAGTTATCTTGGAACTCATAGCTTTCATCTTCATCTTCCGTTAATTGTATGATGTGCATTAACATTTTTAATACTATTTTTAAGAACAGTTAGTCGCAATTCTCTAACAATCAATTCTAGTTTTGCTTCCAAGTAATTCTTTTCCTTCATTAATTGGTTAATCTTTACGTCTACTTCTCTGTTCATACAAATTTACGATTTAATTGATACTGAAATAAAAAGTGCATACCGCATTGATTATCAATGTAATACACACTTTAAAATATTTAATAAACTATTGTTACTTTTTAGGCAACCTAATAATCTTGCTGCCTAATGGCATCGGTACAAATATAGCAACTCTTCCGCCATCTAAAACAACTCCGCAGCCTAATGTGGGTCTTTTGGGGAAAGGTCGTGAATATTCCATAGCATAGGCATCAATATCAATACCACAGCCTACGTTCATGCCGAATATCATATCCTTGTCAGATGAACTATAAAGAACACCACCAAAACTATGAATATGGCCTATAACAGTTGATTGCCTGGCATCTCTTGCTCTATTGATTGCACCAGCTTGTCCAGAACTACCAGTGCCATGAGTATATAGAACACCGTCTATTTCCCATTCTAAGGCCCATTTCCAGCCTTTAGGAGCATCCCATGCTTGTTCGTATGATTTAATGAATCTCTCTGGTAAACCGCTTGTTTGAGCCTTTCTTTTATGTAGGGCTGAGTGGTTACCGATACAGACTTTGACAATAGGGAAAGTCTTGTACCATTTATACATAGCATCTTGTGCTAAATCAGCTTCTCTTCCAGCTCCATGACCGTCTGGTTTGCTTTCATGATAGGATATCGCATGGTTGTCAACTTCATCTCCGATGTGTACTACCTCAGAACATTGAAACTTATTAGCCACTTCAAGGCAAAAGTTCCTATAAAGTGGATGACAGAATGGTTCGTGCGTATCTCCTATGACAAGCACATTTTTTTTAGATGCCATATTGGTTGGTTTGGTTTATCTA